AAAGGTGCGTCCCAATTATAGATTCGAGAGGCTTGGCACTCAAATTATAATTGGGACGCACCTTTTCAGGTGCCCCGCCTCCCTGCACACCTTGATCCAGTGCTACACGCCTGTCAGGGTAGTGTGGTGCTTAAGTGGCCACCGTATAGTCGGGAACAAGGACTCCATAGGGTCTGTTCACTGTACCTGGCACGTGCACCCACCCAGATAAGACTGTCTCTTATACACATCTGCCACTGCTTTAACCATGATTTGCACATGTGATCGTAACACCTACGTTGTGAGAAGATCTGGAACTTACATCTGTATCGGGTGCTCTCGCCCCCGCATGTACAAGACCCCCAAGCCTGATGATTTTCACTTCTTCGGGCACATCACTGGCTACATGGCCCGCCCCAACGCGGCCTTGTATGCTGATATGGGAGAAAACACTTGCCGCCTTGAGATGGTTACTATGATCTGCAACGCCTCCCGTTGCTGGAATGATCTCCCACAGGTCATTGAGATCCTCAAGACTGCTTGCCACATCCAGGGCAATGATTATGCTCCCCTAATGCGTCACATGCCTGCACAGTTCAAGTTCGTCCGTGTGTGCGGTCCTGAACCTACTGCCTACGGATTTGTGAGCCCAACTCACTGCAGCGTGGACTACTTCCCAGGAGCAACTCTTGCCTTGGTTCCGCAGTACCAATACCGCGGCATGGAGAGGACTTATCTCCCTACTAAATTTGATTTTGGGGCTTGTATGTACAACTATGGAAACTACACGGTCTACCTCACGGTTGACCATGTTGAGTGGCTTCGCGGATGCCTAGCCACCGAGCCTGCTCCGGCAGACAAAGTTGACCTTTGCAAAGCTGCCATTGAGACTCTTCCTGAACACTTCCCGGCTCCCATCGGATGGCTGAACCCAACACCTACAGGTCGATCCATGACTGCATCAGAAGCAGGACACCTGAAGTTTGTTCACGGCCTCTGCTGGACGCAGCTGTTTAGTGACCCAGAGAATGAGGTTAAAGTGGCCGGCTGCTTTGGCTACTTGATGCCCTGGGGTGCGCAAGGTGCCTACATCTCACGTCGCCTTCAAGTGGACGGCAGCAAGCTCGTCCGCGACCCTCAAGGGAAGTATGTTCTTTACACCCTAGGGTTTGGATCTTGGATTGGCCATATTGCTGAAGCATCCTGGAACCCGCCTGAGAGATTCGTCCTCAAGGCGCGCTTTAGCGTTGTTCCCTACAATGAGCCATCCTCGCTTCCCCTTTACAAACTTCCCAAAAGTCTTTGGATTGGCGGGACCGCCAGTTCAAAGCAATACATGCCACCCCCCCCTCCCGGCTACAAGGATTGGGGGCGCGCTGGCATGTGCTGGGTCAAATTGTTCCACCCCGATGATCGCCACGCTGAGGCTCGCACTGCGATCATGAATTGCCAGGTGACCGCTTTTGGCGTAACTGGCAGTTATCTCAGCTATCGCCTTATAAAAGCTAGGCTGACTGCTGAAATTGACCCATATGGCGATTGGTTTATTACCCACCCCGTTGGAGACCCTTTCCATCGCCATATTCAAGAGTGTGAGCCTGAAGACGATGACACTGTGGTTATCGGCCGCATTTCCATCGTCCCCTTGGGTACGCGTGCTTTTCCAGCCTTCGATTTCGGTCACGGATATTATTACGGTCGTCGCCACAAAAGAGGCGGCGGTAAGAAGGGGCCCACCCCTCCCGTAAGTTATGGGGCCCCCCCTGTAACTGAGAGCCCTAGCCCAATCCCAACGGGCACTGAGTTCTCCTTTGTCAACGAAACGTCCGACGTTGTCAAGGCCAAAGCACCACCCAAGCCCAAACCCCGCACTAAACCTGCACTCAAACTCAAACTTACCCCATCTGAGCCTTCACAGGCTGCAACTCCCGCAGAAGGTTCTACTAGTGAGAACGAACGTCCCGAAGCAGCGGTTGTTGAGATGGCGGCTCCACGAGTGTCTCCTTACGGAGCTCTTGTCAAGAAGTGCACAGGTGACCAGCAAACGTGCGTGAGTCTGGGCAAACTTGTCCAAATCAAACAACTTCCGGATGTCCCCGCAGACGGATCTTGTGGCATCCACATCTTTGAGCAGATCATGGCCCATATGCGCGGACGGCCCCCCAACTACCTCAAGTTCGACCGTCGCTATGATGACTGGGCCACCACTCTTGATGTTGCTGATCTTGCTACTGCAGCTCGCCTCCCCGTCGGCGGCTCTAATTGCGTGCACATGCGCTACAGGGTAACCCTCTTTGACAATCACTTTCGGGTGGAAGTCAACGAAGATGGGTCTACAGGGTTTTCCCGTCAGTGCAGTTCTTTCGCATGTGACCCATCGGTCCCCGTTGATATCCTCAACTGTGATTCTGTTGACATCACAGGTTGGTATGAACATCACAACGGGGCTAGCAGTGCAAGTGACGCCATGAAGCTGGCTTGCCAGCTGTGCAACTATCTGCTTGAAGAGCCAGGCGCCCCTCCACCACGGCGCGCAACAGTGCTGAAGTTTGTTGGAGCTGCTCTCAAATCTGAACCTGCGCAGCTTTTTGGACAAAAGAAAAAGCCAACACCTAAACTTGTAGCCACACCTGCAAGCGTGGTCACATCAGAGGCGCCCGCCTCTGACCCTCCAGCTACCTCAGCCCAATCTGCTTCCTCTAATGCTGACACTACCCCATTGTTGAGTGCTCAGGAGCAACCTGCAGCGGATGATCCCGCGCCCAGTCCCAAACTCGTGCAGGAGATCGAAGGGACAGTGGCTAGGCCAAAGAGCAGGTTCAGGCCACCCGACTGGCAAGCTCTGCGCCGTTACATCACCACAACGTGTGCGCATTATTGCCATGTGGGACGTGCGCCTGATTTCTCTCGGTTTCTGCCCTATCTCCTTTCCCTTTGGAACTCCAGCCGAAAGACGCTTACTGGTGTGGACCTCGCTGCTGCTGCTTTTCTTCTACTTATTGGGCTCTTACTTGCTGTTTTGCCTACTGTGGTCTTCATTGTCCCCGCACTCATTCTCGCCATCCGAGCTCGACCTCATTGGGTCTCCTACGCTGGACCTCTTGGCATGGGTGTTGCTTATGTTGGTAGTGTTCTTTTGGGCCCACCACCCAACGCTTGCATTGTTGACGATGGACGTTGTGATACCGCTCTCCGTGCTCTCTCCACTCGCTTTAGTGCTGGACACGGTCATAGCTACACGCTGGGGCCAGTTTCCTTTGTCCACGTCCTCTTTAAGTACTTTGTTCATTTGGAAGCGGATCTTCATCTACTATCCTCTGTTTTGTGTATGCTTGATTTGCTGTTGTGTGTGCTGTGGCTCTTTCGTAGACGTTATTGCTGGAGGTGCTTTGCTCCCTGTATCCGCACAGCCCCGGCTGAGATCCCACTACGGGCTGTTCCACTCACTCGTGTTTCGTCTACTACGCTTCTTGATATTTGTGACAACTTCTCCCGCCCGCCCGTCGATATCATCAAGATGGCCACAGGGTATAAGGGTTGCTATTGCGGACAACTCCCCTGCATGACTGAAGGCATTAAGCCCGTCTCCTACAGCAAGTTAGACACCAAGAAAGTGTCCCCCCGGACCGTAATACCAGTGCCCACTACCCCAAATGAGGCCGTTAAGGCCATTGCAGTCCTTAATGCACGAGGAGTCATGGCGCGTTCTGCACACACGGTCGAGCGAGTTGACAAGCTCCCTTGCAAGAACCCATTCTTCCCGTATGATCTGAACCTTAAGAGGATTGTTGTAGTGGACGCTGAGACCATGGATTTGTTTTCCGACCTCGGTGTCGATGTCAGCCACCTGGTTGTTGGTGATGGAGACTTCTTCAAAGTCATGGGCGTGGCGCGACCCCCCGCCAATGTTGCCATCAAGGGCGGTGCCAATCTTGATTTTGTCCTCATCTTTGCTTGGGTCGTTGTTTGGTGTCTTGCTGGAAACTACCTTCAGGTGCCCACCCCTTGCGGTTTTGGCACTCCCAATCCTTTCTGTCGAGGTACTTTTGTCTACCCCACAACGCACACACATGGTGTCTGTCGCTATGGCTTCTGCATGTCTAATGCTGGTGTATCTGCCCAAGGCCTGCTCGACCTGCCCCGCTTTGGTATTGGTGGTTTCTTTGTCGGTGTCCTCATTGCCGGTATCCTTGGCATCACATGGGCACCCCTTGATGCTCTGGTCATGTCAACTCTCCTCGTGCTTCCAAGTGGTTCTCTTTTCACTGCCCTCCGTGTTGTGATCATTGTTCTTGCTGCCAAATTCATGAACTTCCGCCACATATGCCTTGGGTTGGCACTTGTGGCCCCCTTTGATCCCTATGCCGCTGTCACTGGTTTGATCATCCTAGGGTGCTGTGTTTTGTCTGCTAGATACACAGGTTTTGGAGGGCTCGTCACCCCATATGACATCCATGCTTATACAACCAACCCTCGTCAGGCCATTGCACTCGCAAATGCCCGAGAGGGGACCTACCTTGCCTCTGTACGACAGGCTGCGCTCACTGGTAAGCCTGCATGGTTTGTGCCATCCAACTTTGGCATTATGGTCGAAGGTGCCTTGAGGACTGGCAAACCCCACTTTGCCACCTGCGGCGTAACCGGCTCTAGCACAGGCACTGGAGCGATCTTTGACCATAAAGGCAAGCAGGTTGCTGTCACCGCAACCCATGTCCTCTCTGAAGACAAGACCGCATTTGTCAACCACAGCGGGTTGACCAAGTGTATAAGCTTCAAGACCAAGGGTGACTTTGCTATTGGAGAGGTGGTACCACCCTTCCCAGGTGACTTTCCGCCTTATGTACCCACAGAGGCCTACGAGGGCCGCGCGTACTGGTTATGCGCGGGTGGGATTGATGTAGGGTACCTCTCCAAGCAAGGAGCAGTTGTTTTCACCGGCCCCGGTGATTCTGGATCGGCCATCATCACGGCTTCTGGCCAAGTTCTTGGGGTCCACACAGGTTCAGACTCTAACGGATGCGGAGCGTACACGACCCCCAGCGGTACCACTACCGTTGGATCACTTAAGCTGTCTGTGATCGCAAAGCATTACGAAGGAGACCTTGTCCCTGTGGAGACGGTGCCAAAGAACGTCCAAGCAGACGTTACTATGATCCCTCGACCATTGGCCAACATTTTCAAGAACAGCCTCCATCTGCAGGGTGGACTTAACACGATCCAGCTTTTCATTTCAGCTGTTGTTCTCTGGCAGATTTTCACAACCGCCCGCAACATCCCTTTCATTGTTGCTTTCTTCTTGCTGAACGAACTGCTCCCCAAATGTCTTGTGCGTGGTATCTACAACTATGTGCTTTTTGCACTAGCCTGCTTCACTCCCCTTGCACCGAAGATACTATATATCAGGCTTCTGACTGCTGCCCTCAATCGTAATTTCTCTGCTATGATACTACACATTCTTATTGCCGCAGTCACTGTTGCAGCTGACACTCTCCTGATCAATGATTTTGCACAAGCTTTGGATGTGACTTCCTTTTACATTGTCCCTCATACCACAGACCCCATGGTTACTCTTGTCTGTGGTGCTGGTATCATTCTTCTCTCCATCGTACTGGAAGTCTCAGGTTACCCCGGCCTTGGTAACCTGCTGTCATGCAATGGCAGCTTTGACCCTGCTTTCTTTATGCGCTATGTGAATGAAGGCCTTCGTGACGGTGTCGGCGCCAAGATTGGCGTCGAGGGACTTACTGCTGCTCTTGCTAAGAACTTTTCTGCTGATGAGCTCGCCTTCCTTGATGCTTGCGCCCCTGCAAAGTGTTTCACATGCGCTGCCAACCTCGCCACCACCATCAATCAATTCATTCAGTCTGCTGAGGTCAAGAACTTGAGAGCTGCTCTTTCTTCGGTGTCTACGCTGTCGGCTGGGCAACAGGCGTTAGCCCGCCTTGACGCGTTCATCACAGGAAGACCAGTTGATTTGTGCCCTGGCGATGTTGTTGTGCATCTAGGGCTTGTCGGCTCAGACATATTCGAGACGTATGTCGGCGACAAGTGCTTTTTAGCTGCCCCTGTCCAAACTGCCCTAGTTGCTGGCACCAAATGTACCCTTTGTAAGATCATTGGACAACCTGAGTCATCTGTCACGACCAACGGCAAGTACCTCATGCAGAACGGCAAGCTGCTCGCAGACGCACCAGTTGCAAAACTTGAGTGTGACGGTACCAAAACCCAGTCAGAGAAGCGCGATCGCGAGACACGCCTTGCTGAATCTCAAGTGGTCGATGTCGTTAAGGTCGGTGGCAAGCAATATAAGAAAATGTGGGATACTGTTACTGGAGACACCTTCTACGTTGAGGAGGGTGACATCAAAGTGGACAAGTCAGACGCAATAAAAGCTCTTTGCCTCGACTGTTCACTAAGCGAGAAAGACATCAAAAAGCTCCGTGCTTTGATCACTCGCCTTCAGGATATGACCAAGGATGAGGCTTTAAACTGCTAACCACTTCTGGCGGCACCAGTGACGACAGGAGTGGGCTGGCAATCACACTGGACTACGCCAAGTTTGTTGATCACCACCAAAACACGCGTGCTTTTGGGCCTATTGACATTAAGATTGTTACCTCGGCTGAGGCAACCCGCACGCTCCGGCTGGACGTGCATGGCTCAATAGTAGTCGCTGAGCTCGCTGATGGGCACTACGCTTTGCTTCGGAAACACCCACCCAGCCTCATCGACGTGATCACTAAGGGACATGATGCTGCGCGACAACCTGTGCTCCATGGACCCGGTGACACCGGTATTGACGGCACACTGTGGGATTTCGAAAGCCCAGCTTCCAAGCGGGAACTGTTCCTCACTGAGCAGATTCTAAGCGCTTGTGCCATCCGACGCGGCGACGCGCCCAATTGTTTGCCTTACAAGTTGCACCCCGTGCGCGGAGACCCATATCGCGAGGGTCACGTTTTGAAGAACACGCGCTTCGGAGATATCTCAGCCAAAATCGCGGCTGACGGTGAACCTTGGCTCCTAACCACCGCATTGAACAAAAACGGTACACCTGTGTTCAGTGATGGTAAGCTCATCGGGACGACAACACCCATGGGCTGTGAAGTCTACATCCCCACAATTCCTGAACCCGTGCTAGACTACCTTGACTCTAGACCTGATATGCCCACATACTACACATGTCACGGCACAGAGAACGCCGCTCTCAACGACCTCTCCAAATTTGATCTGTCTACGCAAGGTTTCATTCTCCCCCAAGTCTTTCACATGGTCAGGAATTATGTCATTGATGTTGTTGGTTACTCCCCTGCCATCTATCCACCTTCCACAATTCCATCAAACGACTCACACGCTGGTGTGAACGGTATCATCTTCAACACCAAGCTGTACCAGTCAATACCAGGTATTGATCAACTTGTGGAACGCATGATCTCAGAAAAGTGGCAGAGCGTGACCCCTGTTACGCTCAAGAAACAGTATTGCAGCAAACCCAAGACTAGAACCATCCTGGGTACAAACGGGCTAATCGCCCTCGGACTGAGATCAGTGTTGTCTGGAGTTACCAAGAACTTTCAAATGGCTGGGAAAGGCCCCATTTGCCTCGGCAAGTCCAAATTTGATCCCCTGGACAGGGAAATCACTGGGGCATGTCTCGAAACTGACCTCGCTTCGTGCGACCGCTCAACGCCAGCCATCGTCAGGTTCTTTACCACTCACCTACTCTTTGAACTCGCTCGCCGACCTGACTGCATACCTTTGTATGTTCTCAACTGTTGCCACGATCTTCTTGTGAGTCAAACCACCGCCTGCACCAAGCGCGGTGGTCTTTCTTCTGGTGATCCTTGTACCTCCATTGCTAATACCATCTATTCTCTAGTCCTGTATACTCAGCACATGGTCCTATCTGCTTTCAAAGCCGGGCATCCTCTTGCCCTCAAGTTTCTTGATGGAAAACTTACTGTGCATGACCTCATTAAGGTCCAGGACTTCATAGTCTACTCTGATGACCTGGTGCTCCTCAATGAATCATCTGAGCTACCCAACTTCAGATACTGGGTCCCTCACCTGGAGCTCGCGCTCGGTTTCAAGGTTGACCCAAAGAAGACTGAAATCACCAATGACCCTGGTTTCCTTGGATGCAAGTTGCGCAACAAATATCTTATCTCCCAGAGGACACGCGTACTTGCCGCTCTTGGCTATCACATGCACGCCAAGACCCCAAAGGATTATTTTGAGTCAGCTGTTGCAATTCTCTGTGACGCGTCTGCCATGGCCTTCTTTGACACAGAGTGGTACAATGAGCTAGTAATGGGAATGGCCGAAGCAGCACGGCAGACCGGATTTGCCATCCCTGGCATCCCCTATTACAGAGATTTCTTCACCAGGGTTTCAGGTTACCAGCCTGAAAAGCTAGATCTTGAGTGTGGCGTCTGCGGCGTCAAAGCCGGGACGGTAGCTTCCTGTGGGTTAGCACTTTGCCCTTTCTGCGCACACTGTCACACCCATTGCGCAGTTCCCTCTCCCTTCTGCACACATAATGTTGGAGAGGCGGCTTGTAGCATGTGTGAGCTTCCAATCAAATCCAGGGACACCAACTTTGATAAGTTGCTAGAAGACTGCCCCTATGAACCGCCAACTTCTGTGGTCGTTAATGTGCGTAATGGTATTGCTGACTGCCAGCCTGGTCGGTACGTCTACCATAAGCACCATTACATGATCAAGAAGACGCGAGAAGGGTGCACTCTAGATTTCCCTGACGGGACCTACAACATGAAGAGGTTAAGTGGATCTTGCGCTGGCATCAACATCAAGAAAGCTGAGCACAATGCTGCCAGGTCCACCTTTATCATCGGCCCACCTGGGGCTGGTAAGACCACCTACATCACCAAAGTGGTCGGTCCCGAAGATGTCATCTACTGTCCAACTCATGCTACACTTCAAGGCCTATCCAAGGTGCTCCCTGCGTGCCGGTTTGTGATCCCACCCACCGCCGATCCATCCAACTATGGCACCCCTGCTGATCATGGCCCCGTCTTAGTCTTGCTGGCAGCCGGTTACCATCCCGGCATGAACCACTTTCTAGATGAAGCTTGCTATGCTAACCCCTTAGATTTTCTCAAGCTCATTACTAAGACTCCATTAACATGTGTAGGTGACCCCAAGCAACTTCCACCTGTCAAGTTTGACTCCATTGTCTACCTCTTTGACATGATGAAGCGTCGTCAGCTCACCACCATCTATAGGTTCAGCCAAAACATTTGCGACGCCATCCAATGTGAATATGATGACAAACTGGTTTCTGCTGCTGAGTATCAAACTGAAATAATTGTCCAGAAGACCTTCCAACCCCGGGGGTTAGTACTTACCCCGTACCACAAAGATAGGGTTGGGGACGCCATCACAATTGATTCGGCCCAAGGCGTCACCCGAGACGTAGTTACAGTCTACCTCCCTACGCCGAAATCGCTCACGCGACCTCGCGCTTTGGTGGCCATCACCAGAGCCCGGCGTAGGCTCTACGTCTATGACCCTCACCAGCAGATTGAACAGTACTTTAAACTGACACCCACTTCAGGTCCAACCAGGCCCCATGCAGTTGTTGTCGACGGTCAAGCCAAGGTGATTATGGGTAATCAAACCCATCCAGCAGAGCAATTCCCAGGCATGTGTGTGACCGCGAGACCCCGCACCGCCTTGGAGAAGAAGATTCTTGAAGAATCCCCTTTGATCGTTGACTTTGAATCAGGCATTATCAGTCCTCTCCCTCAAGTGGGTAGAAATCTAGGCTATTACTACTCCCCGGACCTCCCCAGGTTCTTTCCAATTCCTGAGAAGCTTTGTGTCCATTGGCCTGTCATCACTAACAAGAACAATCCTGAATGGCCCAATCGCCTAGTCATATCTCTCTCACCTATCTGTAACAAATCCCTTGGTGCTGAGTCCGCCGGCTACTACGTCGGCGACAGCCTCTTCCTCGGTACTCCCAAGGTCATCTCTTATTACATCACTAGGTATGTTGAGAATAAGCCTCAAGAACTTGAACCCTCCCTGTTCTCCACGGGCCGCATCGCCCTTGACTGCCGGAACTATCTTGACAAGGCAGAACGCGACTTCGCCCTGAAGCATGCACACGCGTTCATTGGAGAGACAAAGGGTCAGACTGTTGGTGGTTGTCATCACATTACGTCTTGTTACCTTCCGCCTGTCATCCCCGACGGCGACGTGGTCAAGATAGGTGTTTCAGCGCCCGGTCGAGCCAAGAAAGCAGTCTGTACACTGACGGACGTTTACTTGCCGCTCCTGGAACCTTACACCTCCCCACCAACAGCCTCACAGTGCTATAAAGTTAATGTTGACCAACGTCCGGTGCGACTCATGGTCTGGAAAGATGCTACTATGTACTTCCAAGAGGGAATGTCGGCTGATGCATTGGTTCAGTATGCAAATGACTTCTTGAGAATCGCTCCTGGCACCCCGGTTTACGTTGCTCCTGAGCTCATGCCTGCGCTCGTCAATCGACGCACCACTGTTAACCTGCATGACAGAGCTCCAGTTGCAATCACGCCGTGGTCAGTTGACGCTGAACTCTTGATTTCAACATCTGATCCATTCGACGTTGGCGACGGGTTCCGACCCGTTGCTGCTGCCGTTTACTACAAGGAAAGCATCTTAGGTCAACAAGGCACGCATGTCTTTGCATATCTCAGAGACCCTGACTATAAACCAACTGGCAATTACCCTCCGGAAGTTGCTCAGGTCTTTGCAGCGTGCTCCAAATTTAGGCTGAAGGATACCAATTCCAATTTGAGGCTCAACTCACCATCATGTTGTTGCTCATGGCAATTCTCCTGCTACTCTGCCCAGGTCTGCCCCCACAACTGCTCTTCGTAGATGGTCACAATTTCTTTCAGCTTAACCCTACATACACTTGGCTTAGAGGTGACACTAGGACTTTGCATCGCTACTTTCAGGATGCCATCACACACTGCGAGCGCAAGCTTGCACCGTGGTTGGCCCACCCGTTCGGCATCATCAACACGCAAAAGTTCCACCAAGTTTACGTAGACTGGCTTCGGCGCGTCTACGGTGGTATCGATGTTACCTTCATCCAGAGGGACGGGGCTTTCACCTACCCCCATTGGTACCACACCAGGCATGATTGCCATCGTAACGGGTCTCTAATCCTTGAGACACCTGCGCGTGACATCACGCCGCTCATCAGCGATGCCTTCAAATTCTACGGGTTGATGGAACACGAGGTTTGCACCAAAGCCGCGTTAGTACTCACCCACCTGCATCTACAGCGCCCAACTGCATTCTTCAACATCACTGGAGACGCTGTTTTCATTGAAGTTAAACCTCACTCTATGCCATGGTATTCTGTTGGCTTCTATATGCGTGTTTATCATGCATCCTCTTTCAGTGTGTGTGTTGCTCCAATAACATTACTAATAGTTCTTCTGCTGAAGTTCCCACGCCTACGTGCTTTAGCTTTCCCCGAGCTAACTTCAGTGTTCACATGCACTTCGAAGCACTAGTGTGTAAGATGGATGGCGCCAGGACAATCGGCAGTGGGCGCACATCTGCGTCCACGGGCGGTTGTTCTAGCGTTGCTAACGGCGAGGGTCGTTGGCCAGACAGAAGCATCTTGCAGTATCCTCACAACATTACTGCTGATTTTGATTTGAACAACACACTTGACCAATCCCATGCTCATATAGCTGCACTTCTAACTGCTGTGCTAACCTATGACCCAGAGGCGTTCAACCTGAATCCTAACTACACCCGAGGGTTCAACGTTTCCACCGACGAGAAACACTACACCTTCTGTGTCAACGGTACAATCTTGCTTGAGAACTCCACTCTCGGCAGCTATTACTTCTTTAATCCTCACACATGGGACCTTTACATCTTGGAGTTGTTTCGGCCATTTGTGCTGTCGCTGTTGCTTCTGAGCATCAGCTTTGCATGATCTGCACTGCCCACAATCTGACACATTTTCAGACAGAGCACCGCCAGGCCATACCACCTAAGCGACAAGGCTCAACTGGCTACACACCGCCCAGTTTCGCACAGCTGCTGGCTTACGGCGAAGATTGCTCTGATTCCCTAATTTTGGGTGAAGTCCTATCTGCCCAGGAGGTCACCTCAGGACGTCTCACCGGACTCGATGACGCGTTCACTTTGCTCGCGTTTTCGCGCTGTCTCATCCGCGCGCTCGAGTTTGCCCAGACCAATGTCAGTCATCGCTTCACTATGGCCAACAACACACTCCAACTTTGTGCCAACATCACTCTTACTGAGTCTTACTTAACCATTAACACACCTTGGTTCATTTCGCCCGGCGCCATCCGCTGGGCCACAATCATCTGTTCCTTAATTGCTGTTCTTCGAGCTCTCTATGGGTAATATCTTTGCTTCTCTTGCCACAGCTTTTAATCATGCCATCCACGAGCTGCTTGTCTCCATCTTTGACCTCCTCATTTACATGGCTATTATTATTCTTGCTCTCATTGTTGGCCGCGTCATCGGCTTCGCCTTACGCGGCATTTTCAAATGTATCCCAAGAGTTAGCACCCCTAACAGCAAAGGCAGCCTGCGCTCGCATTTCTCACCTGTGTCAACCAAATATTCTGCCCTCCCATAGTTTTGGCATCACAGCCAAATCTTTGTTCTTGGACTGGTTCTCACGCCACCACAGTCGCATGTTGGGCACAGCACAGCTCCAGGTGAAAGGAATTAGAGCAGTTTTCACATACAACGAGCGTTGTGTGCGCTTGCCATCGACACTGCTCAAGGAGGCCGCCTTAAAGGAATCAATTGGCGTCAAGGCGTACGCAAGCTTGGTTTGCCACCAATTTCTCCGGATCGCTTGCGACGCTTACCAAAACAAAACCACTCTATGGGACACCACCCAATCTTTAGAATACTCTCATTCTCTTCACTTTTGTGTTGTGTGTTCAGCTATTGTTTTAAGCTCCCTGATCCTGACACTCATATTTCAGTGTTTCTAAACTACACCACCTGCCACCTACAAGGAAACATCCAGGCTGGTGTTAATGCTCTTCATGGTTGCCACTCGTTGCCGCACAACGAGTTCTCCGGCCACTTTGACCCCCTTAACATCAATTACACTACAGCAGCTCCAGTAGGTGCTCTAGCCCTAGGCTTGCAGCTCTACGCACGCAAACACGAATGTTCCTGGGAATTGCCTTCTTCTTTCTGCTGCAACATCACGTTGCACGGAACCACCGTCACTCCAACCAGTAACCCCACATCTAGTCCTACTGGCTCTAGTGGGTCTTCTGAACGGCATGCTGTCTGTGTGCCTTGTACCTCACAGGAGATCTCAAATCAAGCAGGCTTGACCTTTACCAGGAATGAATCTGTGTTTTCAGGGGGATGTGCAACCAACTTGCAGGCCGGTTCCACCAAGTTCACTGAATCTGTCCACATCCATACTGACGCCTTTTCTGTTTTGCACTTGCTCGAATGCATCACAGAAGCACTTTCGACTAACGGCACCTTCTACTGCCGATCTAACAGCTCAGTCGTTAAGTGCACTTCCGCCAACCATACTGTGATAGCCTTTTGCCACAATACTACTCACTATTCACCTGTAGATCTTCCACATCCTTTCGCGGCAATAGAGTGGGCCGCAGCTATCTACACAGCTATCACACTAGTTGGCATCTTTATTTTAAATTATGTTTAAAGAATTGGGCCAACTAGCCGACTTGTGGTTTTACCATGTTGCATGCATCTTTGCTATCTTGTGTCTTGCTTACGCTGCTCATTCAGTTCTCCAATGGCGCCAACAGCAACACCTCGCTGTTCTCAAGTCCCGCCGGGTTCATTTCGGCGTTGCAGCAGACACTAATCTCTGACAGCTATATCGTGAACATTTCAATTTGTGGTGCTCTTGACATTCAAAACCAAACCCATTGGTTTCAAGATTTCTCACATTGCAAACCTCTAACGGCTACATCAAATACAACAACATCTTACCCTGTTAGCTGTGAAATACAGAACTACACAGGGCAATACATTAATCACACCAGATTAGCCTTAGAAACCTATTTAGCTGTCCCACTGGCAACCTACTATCTTAGCTTTTTTGCAGCAACAACTGCAGCCTTTCTGGATTTCCTGTTCTGGTTAGGTCTCAGTCTCACAGCAGCACATTTTGCCTCCCCTGCATTTATTGTATATTCGCCTCTGGCGATAGTGTTCCTGGTTGTGTTCCTCAAAAGGGCTATTACTAATTGCTTGGCACTTCGGTACGCCTGGACTCGGCATACCAATTTCATCATCGATCAATCAGGAAGGCTCTTCGTCAACCACGACGATTGCCTGATCGAGAGGAACGGCAAAACAGTCATTGGAAACCAGGAACTAAAAGTTGGGAAAGTCATCCTCGGCGGTCGCCTTGCTCACGGCATCAAATCAACTCACGTCGAGGAGTGGGGATGGTAAGTAAAATTTGCACTGACCCAGGGTACACTACCCTAGCTTTCACCCTTGCTCCAATAATAATCACATTGCTCAGGCTTTTCAGGCCCTCTCTCAGGGGCTTGTTCACATTTATTGCAATAGCCTGCCTTGCTTATGCTTCCACAGCATTTAATGAGCATTCCCTAGCCACAATATTCACCATTGCAGCCTCCATTCTCACGCTACTCTGGAAACTTGTCACATGGCTAGTCATACGCTGCCGTCTGTGCCGTTTAGGACCCCGGTACACGGTAGCACCTTCGTCATTCGTAGAGTCAACATCGGGCACGCATGCGATACCAGCCGGTAACACGGCAGTGGTCAGTCGCCGTCAGGGCTTCACCCTAGCACAAGGAAGCTTGGTCCCTGACGTGAAAAAGATGGTACTGAATGGCAAGGTAGCAGCCAGGAAGGGCTTGGTAACCCTTCGGAGGTATGGCTGGAAAACAAAATAGACAGTCACGGACACCTCAGAGCAAGCCTCGTCGCCCCAGACGTAGGCCACCCCAGCAGTCTCAATCACATCAAAACCGTAAACAACATGAGCCCAGCTTTGTGTTTGCCGCTCCAGACGACCTTCGCATGAAGTTGTCCGTCCCGAATTCCAAGGAAATACTCAGACTTGTCTGCGACCTCTTCAACCACGGAGGAGGCAATCTTTCCTATGAGAACGGCTACATATCCTACCAAGCTGCAATCGCTCCTTACGGTCAACTGCTGCGGGCTATTCAAAAGCTCTCGTGACCCTCTTCAAGATTCAACATGATAGAGTTCCAGGTAGCTGGTTACCCACGTATGAGAATCGGAGTTAAAGGGTCACGAGAGCTTTTGA